ACAGATCTTCAGCAAAGCCACTGCGGGCGGATTGCACACGAAGTTGTGAGCTAAGAGCCTCCTGCGCCTCCGGCGTCAGCGAAGTAGTCTGCTGAGCGGTGGTGTACTCCTCTCCCGTTACCGGGTCAGTGACTGGAGAGTAGCTCCAAGTCTCACCACCGAACGGTGTACTGACCGTCGGGCGGTTGAAGTACATCTGCTGATTCGTAGCCTTACGGCTAGATTCAGCTTGTTCCTCTGCTGCTCCGCGATAATCAGGCGGTGGCGGAGGCGTGGCTTTCCCACCCATAACGTTCTCCTAGGCTCAGCCACTTAGCAACTCGTGGACTGGACTTATGTAACCGAAGTAAGACCATATCTTCACCGGGGGCTGCGCCATCCGGTATGCGACTGAACTCTTCAAACCCTAAATTGAGGTCCATTTTCATGGCATCCTCATTATTCTCGGGCACAACGCCAATCAACCACTCAAGGCCGACTTGAACAAACGGGTAGTGGAATGCTGTGTAGAGGTGCGCACGCTTCATCCATCTCCTACCGGGTTCTCCGGCAATGTGAATCTGGGCACACTGTCCGTGGAAACCATTATACCCTGCGACAGCTTGTATTGCACCATCTTCCACCCAACCGATTGCTCGGAAATCAGATGACCAGCAAACGTTAGCTCTGCTAGACAGGTAACTGAACAAAACATTAAGAGGCTGCGTGACAATCACATCATACCTCCAATCTCAAAAGAGAGCGTCCAATGGGTGAACACCAGCCGAGCGGGACCACGCACGCTCAAGAACAGCGATAGGTAGCGGCCCAGACATCCAGCTCCAGCCCACGCCTGATAAGTGCTCTGGCCAGACCAGTATGCTTGGTCCCAGAAATCTACATCCCACATAGCTCCGTCGTCAGGAGCGAAAAACTGCGGCGACCCCGGTAGCACAGCGAAGTCAAACTCAGTTTTCATCTGAACTTGCACACCTGGAGCAGACTCACCAACGAACACCGGCTCCACAAGCTGGCATCGTTTAAGATCAGGGCTGTCGTAGTTTGTAAACCCAGTTTGTATCTGTCCAACGAGATCCAAATTGGGGAGACCGTCAAAGCCTACGTCGTCAGAGTCGCCAATAAAAAGCTCGTAGACATTGCCGTCTTGGTCAGACCCATACATGGTGCTCTCGAATACCACGCAAGTCTGTACAGGTAGTCCTACAAGCTGCGACCACGCACGATTATGTACGCTCGCGCTCCAAATACGAGCAGAACGCTCGTTAATAGTGACGGGCTCTTTAATCATTACCTGCTCTTCTTGCGGGTAATAGTGAAGTTCCCACTGGTCTTCATTCAAATTGCTGCTGATCTTCCTGGCCAGGATAGTTTGGATGTTGTAACCCAACGAAGTCTCAGATGCCGTAGCACGGAGCATTCCAGTAAAAAGCTCACTAAGGGGGAGGATGCCCGTCTCACATAGCACCTGAACATCACCACCTGATTTCATGGCAATGCGACGACCCACAGGCACACGCCCAACATCCCAGATACCAACCATCGCAAACGTGTCTGCATTAGCTGGATCTGTACCCTGGTAGACAGCTACGTCACCCTGGGAGCCAATCACTACTAAAAAGTCATCCAAGCCGTCGCCACCATCGCGGGTCCAGGAGACAAACTGCTGGATGGTGCCGCCCTGACGCATGAAATTGCCGAAATCAAACTCCTGCACAGTACCGGCGAGCTGGCTTACGGGGAGGTAGAACGCCTTGTTGCTGTTCGCGTTAACGAACCAGAGACGCTGTTTCCACGACATGATGTAATCAAACAGTAAAGGATCAGCGCCGTCTATTTCACCGGCAGCGACACCGGCAGGGTGGTTCACCCAACCTGTGCTCGTGGAGTAAGTGAGGTATCCGTTGGTCTGGTTTACAGCACAGAGGTAATTTTCATCCCCTGTGGAGAACATAATCCAGGACCACTGGTCAGTGATACCTGGAATCTGGCTGCCAAACGTAACGTCGCGAGCAGGAACTCCGGGATTATCTTGCCGCGCTGTAACGTCGGTAATGCCTTGAAAAGTGACGGCGAACAGTTTGTTGTCGCCTGGAACCTTGGCCTCGTAAGCCATCATCGTGTTGACTGGGTCGTTGAGGTTATTCTGATGAATGCGGTAGCCAGGACGAAGCTCTAGGCCGTAGGGCTTCACCCAGAAATTACGGAGCTGGAGGGCGTCCTGCGGCGTCATAGCGGCGAGGAGCCGCTGTGAAATAAGCCCGTTCACTGGCGCAGTAGACGTGATTTTCTGGACATTAAGGGTCTGCGCAGACCTCAGGCCCACGCCTACTCCTTGTCTAGGTATCGGTTGTAAAGGCATCAGCTACCGTAACCTGTGTCCGGAACGTTCCAGTAATCCAAGTACCTGTAGTTCGTGCGCCCGCCGATGGTGGACAGTACCGGCGCACCCTCTTCCTGTCTGAATCGCTGCTCAAAGGACACTTGAAAATCGCGCATGGCAGCAGCGGAGTCAAAGCCCTTAACTTCCAGCCATTTGGCTTTCGTCAAGTAGTAGATGAGGTAACAATCAAGCAAAAAAGTATCGCCGTTCTTGTCTGCAAAATTCTTAAACAGCGTGGCGTCATCTTGGTCTTGCACCATTGCTTGACTGATGTACTCCATGCTGATAGTTTGAGCATCCGAAGGGGGGCTCTTAATCTCCCATTGTCCATCGCGCACGCGCCAGAGCAGCCGCGTAACAAAGTCAGCAGTACGAACCGTGACGCGCTGCCAGTCCTGTGGAAGCACTGGACCAATCATCGGTAGCTGCTGGCTGTTGTTCCACTGAGTTTGGTCAAAAAACATCAGGAAATCTTCCGGAAGAGGAAACAGCGCCGAACTTGGAGGGGAGGGGCCAAACGGCCCTATGACCAACGTATAGGTCTTGTGCATGACCTCCCAATAGTGCATACCGAGCAAGTCCGTGGCGGCCTGATTAGCCGCCTGGACCATTTGGATGACAGCGGGGTCAACCGACCCCGACACATCCGTCTGAGCCGGAAACCCTACAGATTGCAGAGCTCGGTTGCAGATACCCAGAAGGGTATCAGTTTTCTGTATCTGGAACGGCATCTGGTGCCTCCTCTTCCTCCGTTACATCGCGCCCGCTGCCGGTGACTGTTACGGAATCGTACGCCGCTTGCTCTTGACTAGCTTTGAGGTCCGCCACCATCTGGCGTAGCTCTTCCAGCTCCCTGTCTCGCGTGGACAGTTTCTCTTCCAACTCGGCGGAGCCAATGCCGCGCTGAGCAGCGTCCATGTACTCCTTCGCCTTTTGCTTGTCGGCCTGGAAAGCCATGAAGTTCTTGCCAACTTCGTCTGCGGCCCCGGCAAGCTGCTCCACCGTTTGAATCTTGAAGAAACGATACTCTTCCACTCTGGAGGGGGACATCCACGGCATCAAGCCGAGCGGAGTGCCCTGTTGCTGTTCGGCGTGGCCACTCTTGAAGGCATCGTACTGACGCGGAAACCTCTGTCTATCCTGATGGCGGGCTTGCCGCATGACCACGGAGTGCTTATCACCCGGAACTATGATGGTGATAAACTCCTTATCCAAGTAAATTGGGCGACCTTTCTCGTTACTGCTGAACTGGTCGAACACCGGCTTGATGCTGAAGCTGGCGTACAGACGATCGTCATGCCGAAACCGCTGAGCGCCGCTGGCGCTCGCTTCGTCAACGTACCGGGAATCCATTACATTAGGTGGTGTGCTCATCTTATTCTCCTAAGAGTGTGGTAGGGTGCCATATCTACGATTAAAGTAGTTATCGTCTTGTGCTTGTCTTTCATCAGCATCCATGCCTTCGTCGTAAACCAAAACCTCCATAACGTTGCCTTCCAACTGCGCCAGAGTCGCAACACTGGGAGTTCCAGGGGCCGTTGCTGGTCCGGTCAACACAACATCTGGGCTGCCAGATGCGCTGTAGATGTTATCACCGCCGCCTCCATCTTGGCCCGCAGATACACGCACCCACTCATTCAACGTAATGGGGCGTCCTGTACTCGTTGGCTGCGGCTGATTAGTAACGTTACCAGCCCAATCACCACTCCCGGTATCATCTGCCTCTATGCCCAGAACTCCAGGGGCTGCTGAACTCAAGTATATATTATTCGCGGCAGCCCCCGAGTACAAAGCCCGAACAACAGCTTGCACGAACTGTGTGTCTGCATCATTTGGGTAAGCCGCGTTCTGTAGATTAGCTGGGAACCCCG